GTTGAGTGTGAAACCGCAGGGATTATTGGAAACCAACAGTTAGGGAGTGTTCTTCCTATTGAAACCACCAACCCACTAAATGAATTGGAAAGTGCAGAAATCACAGAAGTATTGATTCCCGGAGAAGATGAAGAAGATGTTGAAACATTCAGGGAACGCTACTTTGAAACATTTACGAATCAAGCATTTGGTGGGAACCGGGCAGACTATAAAAACAAGGTAAATGATATTGATGGTGTGGGTGCTTGTAAGGTTTTCAGAGTTTGGAACGGTAGTTTTCATCCATCTACTTTTATTCCATCTGATACGGTTACAGAGTGGGTAAACAATCTTTCACCGGAAACCATAGGGGAAGAAATACATGGTTGGATTACCGCAGTACATAATGCAGCAAAAGAAAAACTGCTTACAGTAGGTGGTACAGTAAAAGTAATCATTATCAGTTCAGAATTTAAGGTACCTTCTTCAACTCTGGTCGAAACGGTTCAGAATGAAGTGGATCCCACCGATCAGACAGGGGAAGGTTTAGGAACAGCCCCTATTGGTCATGTGGTAAATGTTTCCGGTGTAGTTGCGAAAATAATCAATGTTTCGGCAAACCTTACATTTCATCCTGATTATTCTTTTTCCACTCTTAAAGATGTGATATGTGAAACCATAGATGATTATTTTTCCGAGTTATCGCAGGGATGGGGGGATGAAGATAATCTGATTGTAAGAGTTAGTCAAATTGAAACAAGAATATTAAAAATTACAGGTATCATTGATATTGCAAATGTGAAACTGAATAATGAAAGCAGTAATATTACACTTGCAGTAGATGAAATTCCGATTAGGGGTGATGTGATTGGCTGAATTGATGGATAGAAAACGATTAGTTGATTATTTACCGGATTTTATGAAAAATTTTGCAGAATTAAAAGAGCTTATGAGGGTGGTCAATATCGAAACCGATAATATCAACCTTGAAATAGGCAGGGTACTTGATGAAGCATTTATTGAAGATTGTACGGAATACGGTATAAAAAAATATGAAAAATTATGTGGAATACTGCCACTTGATACAGATACCTTGGAAGAACGAAAAGCAAGGGTAAAAATCCGGTGGAATGACAGTATTCCATATACTTTTATATCCCTCATAAGAAAGCTAAATGCTTATTGTGGTGGTGCAGATTATTATGATTTAGATGCAGATTTGGAAAACTATTATCTTTCTATTGTAACCAAACTTTCATCTGAATCTGCTTTGCAGGAAGTAGAAAATATGCTTGAAAAAATACTTCCTATGAACATTCACTATGAATCGGTGAACAATGTTGAACGCACATTGAACTTAACCATATATGGAGTAGGTGCAATGCTGCAAGGTACCGTTTCCACCATACAGTCAGAGAATAATGCAGAACATTATCTGCAAACTACAAAATATCCTTTTGGTACAGTTACATCAAATAAAACTGTAACGATTGGATGTGATTTAGATAAAGAATATCAGTTTGAAACCGTTGAATATCAATCCTCTTGGATTGTTACTCATAAAGATATTACTATCAATTAAAGAAAGGAAGATGAACAATGCAAAACTTTACAATTACAAGCGGTGGTCAGGAACTTATAGCAAAAATGATTGCCGGAACTTCTACTTGCACATTTACAAGGTTATGTACTTCTGAACATGACTATACAGATGTTGCAGACTTATCAACATTGACTGCTTTAGAAGATATAAAACAGTCGGTACTTATATCCAGTATCAGCCGAACAGATACAACACTTGTGAATCTGATCGCACTTGTGGATAATGCAGAACTTACAGAAGGGTATTATATCCGGGCAGTTGGTATTTATGCAAAGGATAGTGATAATAATGAAATCCTTTATGCAGTCAGTACAGAAACAGAAGTTGCAGACTATTTACCGCCTTTTAGTGGTAAAACAATCAGAAGTATCACCTATAACATGAATATCCGGGTAGATAATTCTGAACAGGTAACACTTGAAGTCAATCCGGCTGCAATTCCTACTATGGAGCAGGTGAACAATATTGAACGCAAAATCAATACACATGTCAACCTTGTTTTTCATTCAGAGGAAGGTGTTCATGGTGCTAGATACTGGGATGATACTTGGCAGATTAAAAATGAAAACGGAGAATGGGAAGATGCCGGATCTGGCGGTGGGGGTGGTGTAGCACCGTCAAATGTATCTGATTTATCTCTTAAAGTAGGCAATCAAAAATTGACTATTAAATGGAGTGATCCGGGAAATACCGTTGTAGATGGTCAGATTCTTTGTACTTGGAAAGGTACAAAGTTAGTCATGAAAGCAGGTGCTTATCCTGAAACGGAAAAAGATGGAACAGTTATAGTAGATAATCAAACTTTGAATCAGTATAAAACAAATGGCTTTGAAGTTACCGGACTTACAAACGGTACCACATATTATTTTGCTTTGTTCCCTTATTCTGATTCCGGCAGCGTAAACCGTAATACTTCAAACAGAGTATCAGGAACACCACAGCCATTCAAGACCTTAACAGTAAAGATTGACTTATCCAATAGTAACCCTTCTACTTGTATCACAGCAGCAGATGATTTAGTGGGTATGTCACAGGATGATATTGATTCTTTCTTCGGTCATTATCCGGTATTACTGAAAAATGGTGCAGAAGTTGGGAAACTGAAAACCACAGACTTTACAAAATTTGAAGATGGTACAAGTGCAGATATAGCATCTGGAAGTGCCGGGGATGTAATGATTGCATTTCCACGCAGAGGATTAAAAATCAGTACATCTGGTAACATTTTAACCGTTTCCATGACTGATAACCCGGATGATTCTAATTTCAAATATTATGCACATACGAGGGGAACAACCGCAAAAGATGTATTCTATCTTGGAGCATATAAAGGATATGAAGCAAACTCAAAGTTGCGTTCATTGTCCGGGAAAGTACCAACCGCAAATAAGACCATTGGTGCTTTTAGAACACTTGCACAGGCAAACGGTACCGGATATGAACAAAGTGGTTTTTATCAGTTGATGTTCAGACAGGCTATGTATCTGATCAAATATCAGAATTTAGATTCACAGTCAGCAGTCGGAAAGGGATATGTTGGTGGTAGTGCTGCTGCCAACACCGGAGCAACTAATAAAGGTGGTATGGATTATGGAACAACCTCAACCACAACACAAATGAAATTGTTTGGATTAGAAGATTTTTGGGGTAACATCTGGGAGTGGATAGACGGAGTAGTAACAAATTCCACAAGAAACATTCTAACAGCAACAGACAGTTTCAATGATAACGGTACCGGATATACTGATCGGGGGCAGGGTGCTACAAGTAACATTGGTAACTATATGAGTAAACCACAGGGAACGAGTGAAACCGGATTTTTGGCAAAGGAAGTCACCGGATCAGCTACAACTTATTTTTGTGATTATGCTTATCTTTGTGCTTCCCGTGTCGCTGTTTTCGGCGGTTATTGGAGTGATGGTGATTATGCGGGTGCGTTCTCTCTTCGTGTGCATTATTCCGCTTCTAATGCTAGTGCTACTGTCGGTTCTCGCTTGATGTATTTATAGGCAGAGGATAAATTTTTTTGAAACTGTAAACTTAGGTAATTGACCATTAGTGATATTACGCATTTTGAGTGATACACACCTGATAATCAAAAAAAAAAGATTATACTAATCTTTATACTTCCAATGTCACTAATTTCGGCAGTAATTGGAGTAATAGTGATAATGCAGGTACGTTCTATCTTCATGTGAATAATTCCACTTCTAATACTAATGCTAATATCGGTTCTCACTTAAAGTTTTCTATTATTGCCTAAAACACCCGGTACTTTTGCCGGGTGTTTTAATATAAAGCAGAATGGTCATTGCCTTACCACTTGGTAAAACATAAAAATATCAAAACTGTATTAGTAGGGAAACCGAACATTCAGGATTAGAAAACATCAATAGAGGTATTCAAAGTGAAAAGGTATGGAAATATCTTTGCAAAAATATATGATATGGAGAATCTTAAACTTGCACACCAAAATGCAAGGAAAGACAAATTATTTTATAAAGAGGTAAAAATGGTAGACAGCAATCCTGAATATTATCTGAAAAAGATACAGGAAATGCTTATCAATAAAACTTATACAGTTAGTGAATATGATGTATCAGTTATAAATGATAAAGAAAAAGAAAGGGAGTTGATGAAATTACCGTATTATCCAGATAGAATTATCCAATGGGCTATTATGTTACAGATCGAACCTATTTTCATGCAGGTTTTTTGTACTCATACTTGTGCATCTATTGTTGATCGAGGGATTAAAAAGGCTGCACATTTAGTTGAAAAATATATGAAAAATACAGAAGAAACAAAATATTGTTTGAAAATTGATATTTCAAAATTTTATCCAAATATCAATCATGTAATTCTGAAAAGGATGTTAAGGAGAAAATTCAAAGATAAAGACTTACTGGGATTACTGGATGCAATCATAGACAGTTATCCGGGTGAAAAGGGTGTCCCGATTGGTTCATATCTTTCACAGTATCTTGCTAATTTCTATCTTGCATATTTTGACCATTGGATGAAAGAAAAGATGCACATAAAGATGATTGTCCGGTATATGGATGATGTAGTGATATTTCACCGTTCAAAAGAATTTTTACATAAATTATTTGTAAAAATGAACAATTATTTGAACAATGAACTAATATTGAACATAAAACCTAATTATCAGATATTCCCTACGGAAGTTCGTGGAGTAGATTTTGTTGGATATAGGTTTTTTCATAGATTTAAGCTATTGAGAAAAAGCACTTGTAAGAAGTTCAAAAATAGATTATTGCAGATCAGAGATAAACAGGATGCAAGAAGAATGATAAATTATTCTGAATGGTGTTCTGCTAATTCTTACATAGGGTGGTTGATATGGTGTGATTCGTGGCGATTATATGAAAAATATATTGAGCCGATATTACCGTCACTTTATAGATATTATCAAAGTGTTATCAAAAAGGATGCAACACCTAAAGCAACGGTTGTTGCGTTCAATAAATATAAAAACAAAATTCTCAAAAAGAAAGGAAGGATTGCAGCATGAAAGATTTAGGAATTGTTCAGGGTTCTAAAGAACAGGCACAACCTTTGATTGTCGGAACTGATACGGTTTATGTTCATACCGATATTGAAAAGGTTGAACAAACAGAAGAAAATGCAGTAGATGATCTTTATTCGTATCATGAAATTCAGTATAGCAAGGATGAATACATCAAGATCATATCTGAAAAAAACGCATCTCTGGAAAGTCAGATTGAAGCTACACAGGAAGCGGTTGACTACCTTCTGTTAAACACAGGTGCGTAAGAAAGGAGTGATAATCAATGGGTGCATATTTAGCTTTACGGATCCAGAAGGGAAAACTTGATTATGATACGGTCATAACCAAATTTCCACAGTATCAGGATGAAGTTAATGAAATTTTGCGTTCAAATGGCTTTGTTATTGGTGAAGATGGTGCAGTTGTAAAGAATGAAGAATAAAAGCGTTATATGAGTTTATATGAATGTCATATAATGCTTTTTTTAATGAGGAAAGGAGTGGTCATAATGAGATTGAAAATTTGTTCTTTACTTGGAGTTTTTGGTTCCACGATTGCATCATTCTTTGGTGGGTGGAGTGCAGGACTTGGAACATTATTATTTTTTATGGTAGTGGATTATCTTTCAGGTTTAGTTGTAGCCGGGGTTTTTAAAAATTCACAGAAAACAGATTCCGGTGCATTAGAAAGCAGAGCAGGATGGAAAGGGTTATGCAGAAAGTGCATGACCTTTTTATATGTCTTGATTGCTTACAGGCTTGATCTGATGATTGGCACTAATTACATCCGGGATGCAGTTATAATTGCCTTTCTGGTGAATGAACTTATCAGTATCACAGAAAATGCCGGGCTTATGGGTGTACCTTTGCCGGATGTATTAAATAAGGCGATTGATGTTTTACAGAGCAAAAGCAAGGGAAAGGATGGTGAATCAAATGGTTAAGATTGGACACGCAAGCATTGATGAAAGGGGTAAAGGTAGAGGTGGAACAGCCGGAGATCAGACCGGGAGAGAGGTCTACATGAGACAATGGTATGATAAAAACTGGAATCTTGTGTTAAGACCGAAAAAAGCTACAGTTGCGGAAAAATCTGCAAAGGCTTGTGAAAAGGGTTGTGCAAATAGTCATATTGGTTATGACATGGATCAGCGGAACACAGCCCACACACAGGCTAAGTTGGTAAAGTATGATTTATCCAAAATCAAAATAAAATGCGAAACGGATTGTTCTGCATTTATGACTTTGTGTGCATTGGCAGCAGGAGTGAAGTCTTTGGAGTATACCGGAAATGCACCTACTACATCAACTATGCGGAAAGCATTTTCTGCATCCGGTGAGTATGAAGTTTTGGAAGATAAGAAATATCTTACTTCTGATGCGTACTTGAAGCGTGGTGATATTCTGGTATCAGAAGGACACCACACAGCTATGTGCTTAGAGAATGGTTCCAAAGTAAAAGCTGCAAAGACAACTTCCAATACATCCGCAGGAACAAAAACAAGCCACTATGAGAAATGTGCTGCATCTTTGATAGGGTTAGTTTTTGCATTATCCTCAATCGGTGTTGATTCTTCTTATGAACACCGGGCAAAGATTGCAAAGGCAAACGGTATCACAAATTATAAGGGTACCGCAGAGCAGAACACGAAACTTTTAAATCTGTTAAAGCAGGGGAAACTAATTAGGGCTTGACCGATTGAAAAGCGTGTTACTAATTTGTTACTAAAAGACAAGGATTTTAGAGGATAGAGAAAGCGTGAAATATTGAACTTTCGGCATTTTCTAGCCTTGAAACCCCTATAAATTTATGATATAATAATTTTGAAAAAGCCACAAACACCGATAAAATAAGGGTTTGTGGCTTTTTTTGTTACTAATTTGTTACTTGTTCATAGTAAAAATTATTATTTTAACAGTTCTATTGTAGTCCGTAACTGGTCTAAAGTCTTATGATTATATACCCTATTTCCAACATCTGATGATTTATGCCCCATAAGTAAATCTATACATTTTCTATTTCCCCCGGCATTATCAAGATTGGTTTCAAAGGTGTGCCTTGCTTCATGTGGGGTATGTTCTGCATTTATTTTTTGCATGACTTCATTCCAATGTTCATAATACTTCGTCTGGCTGATCCGCTTTTCTGCAAAGAGATATTCCCCTTGTTTCTTCATGAGCTTTTTCACAAGTGGAAGAATCCGGGAATGAATCGGTACCACACGATCTTTTCCGTTTTTAGTTTTTATACCCCCGGTGAATGTTTTTTCTTTGAGGTTCACTTGTTCAGTTTTCATTGGCAAAAGTTCATTCAATCGAAACCCGGTATAGAGAAAAATCAGGACTGTATCAACCCATTCTTCCCAGGATATATCCCATAAAGCATTTATTTCTGCATCCGTAAAAGGTACCCGGTTCGTGTCCGGTATTGGTGGTGCAGTAGTTAGTTGACTATACATTTTATCAATAATATCACATTCAAAAGCAAAACGATCAAGATGTCCCCATAGATTCTTAATTGCACCTTGCGTAGCATATGAACAACCACAATTATCAATCGTATCTTGCATATGATAGGCTTTTAAGTTCCGGTATTTCATACCGTAGTATTTAGCACAATGTCTATATGCAGATTTTAGAGAAGATGCGTTTGATTTACCGAGTTTTGGCAGCTTAATTTCAGACCACCTATTAAACAGTTTGGCAAGTGTGATAGTTTCCCGGTCAATATCCCAAGGATTATTATTGTATTGTGCGAGTAATACAAGTGCTTGTTCTTTGGTTTCTGCATATCCTACTGGGGTTTGTTTTGCGTGTCCGGTTTCATCATAAAGAGTAACTTTGACCACATAAGGTCGTAAACGGTTCCCGGATAGTTTGGTTACACAACCGTAACCGTTAGGGTTTCTTTTTGACATAGCAATCATTCCTTTCTTGATTTTCCAAAGAATGAATGATATAGTATAAGAGTATAACTGTTTTCAAGTTCTCATTGGATGATATACATTCCTTTCTTAATTCAATTCTTGAAATTGTTTTATACCGTATCATTCAGTTCTTGGAATAGTTTTTTCGGAAGTCCGGCTGCTGCAACAGTCGGGCTTTCTTTATGGTTTCGTTTGGTTACGGTTAAAGGTTACGGTTCAAAGTCTTTGTTTTCTAAGTAGTTACGGTTGGTTACAGTTGAAAACAATCTTCTTAATATTTTAATTTTATAATTTTTTTTATTATAAAAAAGTATAATATATAAAAATATATAGTATATAAACAACAACCGTAACCGTAACCGCATAAAATCACCCCCAAACCCTTATAAAATAAAGATTTTTGAGTGGTTCGGGTTAAAAATCAGTTTTTAATTTGTTCTTGTCCGTCAAATATAAAAGACTGGATTGAGTTGGTTTTCTTATCGAAAGTAAATTGAAATTCACTTCTAAGTTCAGCACCAAAAGAATTTTCTGCATCAACATAACCCTGAACAATAATTTTCTTTTTTGTCTTACTAAAGCTCCATTCTGTTATATTTGGAAAATCTGCTGATTTGGGAGATTTTAATATTGCCTTTACTTTATCTTGACAACTAATCATATAATCAGATGCCTCTTTTGTGGAGAAAGTAAAATCTTGGAGAGTATATTTCACCTTTCCCTTTGAATATAATTTATTATCTGCATAAATTAAAAGATATACTTTCATCTTTTTATCCAAATAAAGAATTACATTGTCAGCACGATCACACATTATGCGATAACCTGTTTCATCTTTTTTATGAGCATTATCTAATAATTTATCATGTTCTATGGATGAAATGTTTTCAATTCCACATTTTGATAAAACAGTATCAATCTCTTTTCCCTGTTCTTCTGTTAGTGATTTGATATATTCTTTTGAAATGCTTGTAGAATCCGGTGAATCTTTTTTATTACTTACTGTGTTATTTTGAGTTCCTACTGTTACCATGATAACAATAAGCACAATTATTATAATGAGTATAGCAATTAAAGGTATTAAGCAGCCTTTTCTTTTCATAAATCTACCATCCTTTCTTGATTTTATAATAATTATTTAATATTTTTGTCTGTTTTCCACCACCTTCCCTATAATTTCAACAGGAAGTTCAGCTATTTGTTCATTCGTAAAATCTTTTGGTTCATAAGCCGGATTGAATGAATGTAGACTGATACCACTTGCGTATTTCATCAATCTCTTACAAGTTGCAGTTTCTCCATTGATGCGAACAATTACAATATCACCTGATTCTGCATCATCTTGTTGCCGGACAATGACTGTATCACCTTCTGAAATTCTTGGTGACATGGAATCCCCTTTTATTTTTAAACCAAAGTAATCACCTGATTTAGTCCAATCTTTAGGAATAAACTCATAATCAATATAGTTTTCTTGAACAAATATCGGTTGTCCGGCTGCCACTTCTCCCAGAACAGGAACAATGATTGTATTAAAGTCAATATCTACTGTATCAACTTGTTTTCGTAAAAGATCAAGATTAGTTCGGTTA